CAACGCCTCCGCTTCATCTCCGAGGACTACAGACAGCATGATATTGTAGGTCTGGGCTACTTTCTGGATCATACCGTCGCGAGTCCGAGCCATGCGACCGATCTCCGACGACGTGTAAGCCGCGAGGAGTTGTTGTTCCGTCGCAGTCGAGCGCGTGACCTCTCCGCGAGTGAACGGCGCGAGGAGTCCAGCGGCGTTGATATCGGACTCGACTGTCGCAGCGTACAGACTGATATCCGCCGGGATTGGAGCTTGCGGTACGGGAATAATGTTCCCCTCGATGGGAGTTCCTGGAGGAAGGTCAACCTCGATGAACTCTCCGTCCAACCCTTGCGAGACTTTCGCCGCTCCGTCTTCGGAAAGGAAGCCGCTTCGGACCATCCATTGACGCGCCATTCGCCTAACACCTTGCGCCTGATAGGTCCGCATTACGTTAAGTTCTCGGAACTGGTCGAGAGACCTGGACAAGAGCGAATAGCCTCGGAGCGGCGTGTCAGGGTCGCGGCTGAAATAGATCGGCATAATCGGAACGACCGGACGACCGCTCGCGCTCTTGAATGGTATTCCAGTCGTTTCATGGACTAAGTCCGCTTCAGGCGCTTCGTTGTCCGCTGCGGCTTCGTCGTCAAGCGCTCCGACTTGGACCTTTACTCCCTCGAAGAGGAACTCCTGTCCAGACTCGAAGTCTTCGGACCACACGAGGAGCTTATCCGATACTAAGTCGTACACCTCGACAACTTGAATCCAGCGCTCGAAGTCCGGCGCGACGTTCGGGTCCGACAGTCCGAGCGCGGTCGGTTTCCCTCCGACAGTAGAGTCTTCAATCCACTTCGAATAACGACGCGGACGGAAGCGCTCGACCGGCTTCGAGTATCGGACGGAGGCTTCGTCGACGGGCATTAGATATGCATGGCCGATGTATCTCTGTTGTTCCCAGCTTCCGGCGGTCGCATCGACCAGGACCTCCCATGGAGGAAGCGCGGAACAGGAAACCCGTTTGAGAGGGTCGACCGACTCGACCGGCGCGAGCTTCAGGAATGCGCACGGGTAGATAAGCGCGAGCCGGGTTCCGTCCTCGATCTGTTCGCGGACCGAGAGAAGATACTGGTTCGCGGTCGCCTCCGCGACTTCAGGGTTTCCGCGTCCTCGGACGTCCTCTTGAACGAAAACGCTCGGATTCTTCGCGTATAGGCTTCCGAGATAAGATTCAACGACGGCGTAAGCCTTCGGAACTTCCGTCCTTAGAATCCCATCCATGGACGGAAAGGACTCCGGTTCCCAAAACCGCGTCATGTACAGGCGTCGAAGCTCGCGGAGCTGGTCGCGCTTTCCCTCCCAGTATGCGCAATGGGTCGAATAGAAGTCAGCAACCTGTTCCGGTGTGAGCATGAAAAGACCTTAAAAGGGGAGGGAGGAGGACCGAATCCGTCGCGCTCTTGCGCTTGATATTAGATCATCGATGCGAGTTCGACCGGATTGTAACGCGGAAGTTCTCCAGGAAGAAGGGATATCGCGGAGGCATCGATAAGCGAGCGCGAGAGCGATTGCGCAATCATCGTACGAACCTCGAGGCGCTTCCGGTGCAATCTTTCCCGGTGCGATGGTCAAGGACCGTAGCTCCATCCATGTCACTCGGTCAAGGATGCGAATGATCGACAACGCCTCGCGAAGAGTGTCGAAGGCTTCGAGCTTGGACTGGAGCGTCGTTGTCCAGGGTTTCCCCTTCGGATTCCTCCATTGTTGACGATAACCGCAGTTGTTCAGCTCGAGGAGGAGAGCGTGTCCATGGTTGTTCGACTCCGCGAGAACAAGCGCGGAGTTATACCGGCTCGCGACTTGAACGACGCGGTGAGACCATGCGGACGGGGACTTCGTATTCGAGCGCTCCATATAGACCGGCTGTCGCGTAGACACAGACACAACGCATATAGTCGAGAAGTCGCCTCCGACTCCTCCTCCGACGTCGACTCCCATTACATAGCGGTCGGACCGGTGCGGAGCCTCCAGCTCGCGGCCGGTCTGGTCTCCATGGAGGGAATGTTCGACGACGTGAATGTCCGCGAGGAGCGCTTCTTCGAAGTATCCTCCCTCACGATCGAGGAAGCAGTCGTCCAGACAGCCGGGATACTCGCGCCGGAACTTCGAGGAGGACGCGAGGCGACCAGCTGTCCGCCTTCTCCAGTAGACTTGACCCGGCGTTAGGTCGTACCGCTCGCGCTCCTGTTGTTCCGCTTCGGAGAGGGTCTCGAGGAAGTCCGGCGGAACGTGTCCCGCGTCGACGGAATAAGCTGGATGTTCATGCCAATACATGGACAGCAGTGTCCAGCCATTTTCCGGCGCGCCTGCAACCAGTCTCGCGAAATGGTCCGCCGGATTGTTCGCGGTTGATTCGACAATCAAGAGACCCTCTCCGACTGCGGCGTCCGCTTGCGCGATGGTCTCCGCGAGGTCGGGAGCGTACGCCGCTTCTGATATCAGAACTGCGGCCGGTTGGAAGCTCCGAAGTCCGGTCTGTGACCTGGACGTGAACGCCTGGAGGCTTGCGCCTGTGTCATCGTATACAACGCGCGCTCGAGCTTGCGTCCGAAGCGGTCTCTGTAGAAGTTCCGGCGGGTCTCTTAACCAGCGCCGCGAGTCGTCCAGGAGAGCCGTCGCGGAGTCCTCTCGCATGGACACGATTGCATGCATAGCGGCGTGGGGCGTAGTGTACGCGAGCCAATGAAGCGCCATTTTCGCGCCTGTTGTCGCTGCGACCTGTCGAGCCTTGACGATCAGGATTCGGTTCGAACCAGCGGAGACCGCGTCGAAAATCTTCCGCTGCATTGGAAGAGGCTCGAACGGAACAAGCCGCTTCGAGTCCTTGTCCTGGACCTTGTGAAGGCGCGCGAAGGTGTCCAGGTCGGACAGCAACTCGCGAACTTCCGACGTCAAGCGGACCGGGACTCGACCGGGGACATAGGTGGTCACTTACGCCGGACCAGTCGAAGGACGTCCGCGAGTTCTGCTTCCGGGTTTGGTTTCGGGAAACCGTCGCGGACCTTCGGTTCGCGAGGCGTTGCAGCTTGCGTGACAATCCCCTCGATAATCCATTGAGACAGTCGAACCGCTGTCGCGTTGCCTTCTCCGGTCTCCAGTGTGTCCTCGAGGACGCGAATCGCTCGCGAGAGGAGAGCATTCCTCGAGGCTTGCGCTTCTTCCGCGAGCTGGTCGAGCGTCTTCGGTCGAGACCGTCGCTCCGTTTCAATCCAGCCGCGAACATTCGCGATCTTCCATTTCTGGACAGCCGCTCGAGAACAGATTCCAGCGTCCGCAGCCCTCCAGGGATCGACGTCGTTCTCCAGACAATAAAGAACCACGCGCCTTTGAAGGTCGGTCAAGCCTTCGAGCGTCGTCGCTGGTCCGCGCCTCTTCATGTCCAACCCATGATCGAGACCGCCTCGCGAGCATGGTCGACGACGACTCTCGAAAGATAGTCCTGTGAGACCTCGAGGGTCGACCAGCGATGATCACAACCGAGACAGCGTCGACGACGGACGCGGAGGTCTGGACGCGGGAGATCTGTACAGAGAGACAGACCAGCTCCGAGCGACAGCGCGCGCCGGGTGTAAACCACGCGAGACTTAGGTTCATGACATTTAGGACAATCCATCTTCGAACCTCCGTCTTCATTATATCGGGCTGTTCTTCGAATGTCTACCGATAGACGCGCGCGCTGTAAGTGCTTGATATTGCGAGCGAATCCCGTGGACAGGTGATTCTCTTTTTTCTTTATAGAAGTTTCACCTGTCCACCGTTTCGCGAGTATCTTCCTTGTGTATCTTAATCCTGGTCTTTTGTGCTTGCTACGGATAGAAGGTATTAGGTAATCTTGTCTATCGGTAGACATGGAGTGTCATTATGCCCCCCAAAGGCTTTACTTCCCTTCAGGTTCGCGATGAAACCGCGAGAGTTATCCGCTTCGCTGCGGTCCTCTCTGGAATGTCTGTCGTCGACTATTGCGACAGCATTCTCCGAGTATGGGTCTCGAGGTCTATCCAAGCCGGGCTAACTGGTTCGACGCCGGAGCGTCTTCGTCGGATAATGAACGACCAAGATCAGGACGCCGGACAGGTGATTCCGTTTCAGAAGTAAAGAAGGGGATCGGTTCCTCTCCGATCCCCTTCACCCTACGTCCTTCCTTCAAAGGATAACCAATGTATAACACAACCAGACTTCTTCCTCCTCCTCCAGAGTCCGCAGAGCTACGATATAGGACCATACCGGGGTCGAGGTATCATTGTCGGTTTACGTCCGGCGGATGGTATCGGAAGGACGCTCCGTCGCGGAAGATGCGCGCCTCGGACCTTCTGCGAGCCTGTTCACTCTCGATCGACGTCGATCCGTACGACTGGGACGGAGCCTCCGACCGCTGGGGCGCGACTCGGAAGGAGCGGAAAGCCGCAATGCGCGCCGCGACGGAGTCGGAGGTCTTGTCCTGGATGGAGTCGGTCGACCTTGTCTCGATGGTCGTTCGAGAGGCGTCCGCGCTCGGACTTCCGGCTCCGAACCGTGTCATCTATACCGGACAGGGATTCTGTCTCCTGTACTGGCTTCCGGTCGGAATGGGATCGAAGTCGGACCGCTGGTCGCCGGATGCGATGAAGACTGTTCTTAAGCGCTGGTATCAGTCGAACGAGTGGCCGTGGTTCTGGGACCGCGATGCGAAGGACATCGGAACTCGTATCTTTCCCGTTCCAGGAGAGCGACACCGCGACACCGGAAAGCGTATCCGCCTCCTCCAGGGTCAAGACCATATCGACGGAGAGGCGCTCGCGTCGTTCTTCGACCAGCTCGCGGCGCGCTATCCTGTCAAGGCGCGACCTGTTCGGAAGAAGCCTTCCAAGTCGCAAGCAAGCGGAACCAGGACAAAGGACAGTTATTCTGTGTGGAGGCGCGAGGAATGGAGACCGGGATATCCCGACCTGCAAGACGGAGAACGCGGACAATGTCCCTCCTGTGATGGTTCTGGATATAAGAGGATGAACGCGGACCATTACGCTTGTTTCTCTTGTAAGACTCGTTTTATGATTCCGAAGTCGAAGCGGCTGGACTCCGGCGTCGTCCGAATCTCCCTCGACCGCGACGGTCGCGCCCGCTGGCCAGATACCATACCGGACCGCGTCGTGATTGGAACGCGGACCGGCTCCGGTAAGACGTGGCTTATGGAACGCGAGCGGAAGGACTGGTCTCCTCGCGGCGCATATCACCGGAGAACGCTCGCGCTGTGTCCGACGAAGGCGCTCGCGCGACAGCTTGCGAAGCGGCTCGACATCGGACACGGCGAAGCGTCTTCGAGCATTGTCCTCCGCTCGGAGTCGGTCGCCTGTTGTCTCGCGTCGCTTCCTCGGAAGATCGGAGGCGCGCGACCGGAACTCCTGCGGAGAACGCTCCTCCAGATCGACGAAGTCGAAGCATGTCTTCAGCAGCTTCATGGAATGATGAAGGCGGAGCGCGCGCGAGAGGTTTACAATCTGTTAATTTATGCGGTCGCGCATGCCGGTCGTGTCATGCTCTGCGACGCGCATATAGGGACCGCGACAGCGCGCCTCCTCGAAGACGTCGCGGCGTACCGCTCGAAGCATGGACTCGAGGAGGTCTCCTTCGAGAGCTGGGACAGCGCGCCGCATATCTTCGCAGTTCAATACATACCGGGACTGTATACCAGGACGAAGAGCGGAGCGGAGACCTGTATTGCCTCCTCTGACAAGCTACACAAAGGACTGATAAAGAAGCGCCTGGACGCTGGTAAGCGGCTCGCGGTGTACATCCCTGGACGGTATGCGGCGCAAGGGTTCGCGGACCTCCTGGTCCGGCGCTATCCCGACAGAACCGTCCGCTGTGTGGTCGGCAGCCGGAGCAACGACACAGAGAACGACCTGTCACCGGAAGCGCTCCTCGCGGACGTCCTTATCTATAACAACGCGATGAACACGGGCGTAAGCATTGACGCGGAGCATTACGACGAAGTGCATGTCCTGATCAATAGGGGACAAGTCGCGACCGGTCCCATGGTTGAGCAGGCGATACACCGTGTCCGACGTCCGAAGACTCCGACCATCTATCTTTCCGGTGTCGAGTCCGCTCCGGTCTCTGGATGGAGGCTCGAAGCGGAAGGACATATGAGCGACGCGCGACGCCGGTTCCATGCTGCGAACGCAATGGTTAAAGCCTCCTCGAGGTCTCTGTCTCTCGCAAGCGACTTCATGTGTTCCGACGACGCGGTCCGGCTTGCGCGCCTCCAGGCGGTCCTGCTCGCCTCGCGGTATCAGACCGGGTTCGGATGGACTGTCGCGTATCTCGGAGCGCGACACGCCTTCGAGAGAGGCTCCGGCGTCCTGGACGCGCCGTTCTCCGAGGCGGTCTCCGAGGCTCGCGACGCTCGCGAGCTGGACGAAGCGGTCTCTGTCGCGAAAGCGGAGCCGCTATCGGAGCGACAGTTCGAGAGGGTCGAGACCGGAGGAGCGGATACCCTCGAGGAATACCACGCATATCGCGCCGGTGTGATGCGCTCTGTATATGGAGCGGCGTACACCGGAGGCGACGTCGCAGCTCGAACGGACGTCGCGCTGAAGACGAAGCGGAACCAGCTCGCGCAAAGAACGAGGGTCTTCGCTGCGACGCTCCTCCTCGCGAAGGGAGCGGACGTCCTCCTCGCCTCCGCAGAGGTTCGCGCCGCGACAAAACAGACGTTTATGTCTCTCCGTCCTGTCATGCCTCGCGCTCGCGTCCTGCAAGCGGCGCTCGACATTCTATTCCGGCTCGAGGAGTCGGAGGGACGTATCGCGGTCGACCAGTCCGCCGGGGAACTGGTCCTCCATGCTGTCCAGCCACACCTCGAAGCCGCTGGACTGGTCGCGCGACAGGATGCGACACCGTTCCGCATGATCCAGACCGTCCTCGGACTCGGAGGACTGCGGCTGGATGTACGACGCTCCGGTCCTCGAGGACAGAGAACGCGAGAATACTTCCTCGCAGTCGCTCGCGTTCGAGAAATGTCGAAGCTGTCGAGAAAGACGGTCCGACGCTGGGAATCGCATACACCGGACGTCGAAGCAGTCGCTTAAACCTTAACGGGTTTCATAAGTTACTTGACGATGTCTACCGGTAGACATATATAAAGAGTGTCCAACCGGACGCTCTTCCTTCCTTCCTCGGATAAAACCATGAAAGCAAACGACATGCCTGCCCGCTCCGATTTCCATTTCAGCGACGGAGAGACTGTTCGCGAGGTAGTAACGGCACTGCTATGCCCCTACACCATTCAAAAGGCCATCGAAGGGCTTGGTTCAATACAGAATCGCGACGAAGATCAAGCGCGCGAATACGACCGGCTTTACTGGATGTATTCATTGATCATGAAGTCCCAGCGCACCGGTCGCCCGGTGCTGGTTCAAGGTGGTGACTGCAGCTAACCCATGAAGGGGGGGGACTTCCCCCCCTTCCCCTCTCCTTCCTTCTCTGGAGCTCCTCATGTATGCAACCCTTACATACTTCTCCGCGCGCTGCATTCGTTATGACGAAGGCGCTTTCTATGTCCTCTCTGTTGTCGACCAAGTCGGACCGAAGATTGTTCTTCGCGATTATCTCGAGCTTGAGACCGAGATGCACTTCTTCGAGCGCTTCGATATCCAGTCGGATTGTTTAGAAATCAAGAACGGCGTTATTGGCGTGAACCGCTTCGCATACGACGACATGGTCTCTGATGCGGACATGTATCGCGTCGCAGTCCTCGAGATATCGTATCGCAACGATAACAGCGACGTTTCTCGAATCGCGTATCTCGCGAATGAAACCTCCGAGCTTCTTCGCTGGACAACTATAGGAGGGTATCTCTTGTCACCGGGACAGACCGACGAACGAGACTTCTCTGTCCCCTTTGAAGATATGTATATCGAGGTGAAGACCTTCGACCGTGATTACAAAATCGCGACCTTCGCTCGCGGTCTCTCCTTCCAGTCTTCAGAGGTGAACTAATGGGAGGGAAATACAACGCGATCCCTATCGACCGCATTCGCGAACTCTATCGACCGGACTTCGAGGCGGGAACATTGACAGCGTTAGTTCGCGTAAACCGCTCCGTTCGCGCCGGTATGGTGATTCAAGCCACTCCAGAAATGAAGTCGTTATATGCTCGCGTTCGCATCGATGGACAGCGGCTCGCGCTCCATCGCGTCCTATGGTCGCTTCGATACAACCGCGATCCCGGTCCGTCGATGGTCGTCGACCATATCAACGGAGACACGCGAGACAACCGAATCGGGAATCTCCGTATCGCGTCGAAGTCCGAGAACTCCAAGAACCGGAAGACATGGTCTTCGTCTGGACTTCGCGGAGTCTATCTCCGGCCGCGAGCTGGAGGCGCGGTCGCCTATCGTGTGACCATCCACCGGACGGTGACAGAGAACGGAGAGAAGAAGTCGAAGATGTACGACTTCGGAACGTTCCAGTGTCCAAAGGATGCGAAGCGCGCATATCTCGAGGCGATCGACCGGTTCGGAGACATGGAATATCTCCGCGATGGTCAGAAAGGCGACGGCGTCGAAGCTATCATCATGACGGAGCATACCAATGACAACACATGATTATCTGATTTACTGCGGATTTCTCGCGGTCCTGTTCTTTCTCCTGGACGTCGCGCTCTTTTATCAAGTCGCGCTGGTCGTTGTTTTGGTTCCAGGAGTCGCGGACCTGCTTCGCTCTCGATAACTTCACTCCCTATGAAGTCGAACGGCGTTCCACGTGGAACGCCGTTCCCTGTTTCCCTTATACAATCGGAGGGAGGAAGCCAGAGAGTCCCCTCTGATAGCCTCCAGAGCGCGGAGAATAGAGAAGCTGTCTCCGAGGCGTCCTCGACTGTCCGACGTGGACGAAACCGCTTTCGTAGAGGATAAGCTGGTCGAACGGATAGTCCCCAGCTGCGATCAACTGCGCGAGTCGGTCCGGCGTCCAGTCGGACGCCATCGGAACGATATCGGCCGCGCAACCCTTCATATGCGCGGACGTCCGACTCCCTCCGATCTTTGTATTGACCGCCAGAGAGCGATAACCGCTGTTTACGCGAATGGGTCCCACAATGCGCCGGACAGGGTCGAGAATCTCATAACAGAGGCGTCGAAGGTTCTCCCTAGCCTCTTCCGGTGCGACGTTGTCGAGTCCTGTCCTGGTCCCTTGCAGTTCTGCCCAGGAGAAATACTCTCCAGGTCGACCGTCTTCGCGTCGCGGTATGCTCATGATCGACCCTCGATAATGGTCGCCGCCAGTTCGAGGAGGTCTCCGGCTATTTCTTGCCTCTCCTCGCTTGTCAGACCATCACGAGAGAGCCGGACAATCTTCGAGAGTAGTCGGATGATCTTCGCGATTGGAATGTTCTGCTTCATTTGTAGACCCGATCTGTGAAGGGGATTCGGACCAGCTCCGGCGCGCTCTCGGAGGAGGCGTCGACGATCCACAGTCCGTCCGGTTGGTGGAAATACAGCGGCGCGCGCTTCTTTCGGCCCTTTGATTGATAAACGGCGTAGCGCTTCATATCATCGACGGAGAGGAGGAAGTCCCATGGAGAAGCCTTCTCGGTCATTTTGCTATCTCGCTCACTGGTTTTTTACTCCAGAGCTTGCAGGAATGATATCGCGCTTTGTTTGGCGGTCCTGGATTGTCGCACTTATGGCGCTTCCGAAAGCTCTTCCGCGCTTTTTTATTGTCTCTTCGAATCTCCATCTTTGGATCACCGAAGCGGATTGTATATGGTTTTCCGTCATGCGTTCCAGTAGCGACGAATTTGTTCCGACCATAGCCGGGTTCACCTTTTCGGATTCGTCGGACCTTAGCCATTGATTACGGTCCGCGAGTTCAAGTCGTCGCGCTCGGAGATACGGACTTCGATTCGCTGGATCGCTTCGATCATGGCTTTATGATCAGCGCTGTTCTGCGCGACCAAGTCGTCCAAGATCTTCAGGTGACGATCGAGAGCCGCTCCGAGCATGGGGAGGAGCTTATCGACTGTCAGTTTATAAATACCGGCAAGCATGAACACCAGACAAAACACCGCGCTCGCGGGTCCTGTTAGGAATGGTCCAAGGGTCTCCACAGTCATGCTGTCGCCTTCAGTAAAGCGTCCATAATCAGACGGGCTATGATCCTGCTGTTCGCTGCTGAAGGCGACGCGGACGCGGAAGGATCGTATTCGCTGATTAGCTCTGCGACTTCAGTGTCAGGAATGACCAGCGGGATAGTCCATGCGGAATCCGATCCGACCGCAGCGCCTTCTGTGTTCTCGGTCTGGATATTCGCGCTTGATACACTAGGATAATCGACAAACATCACAGCACCGGCTTGATAAGGGCATAACGAGCGGAGAAGACGATCGTGTCGTCCTGTCCGACTGCGGAGGTGTTGCTGTACGTTCCAACCGCGAGGACTTGTTGCAATGGACTTCCGCCGGTTGTGATGTTCTGGTTCGAGCTTCGCGTGCTAACGTTGTTCGCAGTTCCATCCGCAGCTAGCGGATAGCTCGCGCCTCCTCCGACCTTTTCTCCACCGTGCAGGTAGACAATCGCACCATTAGCCGGGCCCGATGTCCCCGCGCTGGTCGCAGCCGAATACGAGTAGATTCCATAAGCGGCGTTACTGGGAACGCTGGTCGAGAAAAGCGACAGAATTGCTCCTCCGAATCCCAGATTCGAAACCAACGTCGACGTTCCATCTCGAGCGATTCCGAGGATAATGTCTCCCTTAAAATCGCGGACGCTGTCGTCGCTGTCGAGAATGTATATCCCTGCGAAGACATCGCCTCGCGAGAGGTTATTCCCGTCGATCGCAGCGGTTCGAATCCAGCGCGGCGCGCTTTTAGCGCTGGAGTTCTTCCAGTTATAAACAGCGTTCGCGGTAATCGCGTTCATCGTAATGGTGTTCTTCTTCGTCGACTGATCATATGCGACGCTTTTAACCAGACCCGCGACGGGTTCTTCCAGTGTCCAGCTTCCATCCGTCAGATCAACATAGGTCAGATCGAGAGCCGCGAGGTTCGCGCCTCCTCCTCCTCCTCCAGTGGAAGCCGGACCGCCGGACGCTCCGGTCGTTGGGTCGAAGCATGGGATAACTGGCATTATTCCATCCAGGTCAAGGAAGACTCTGCGAAGGTCGCTGTTCCGGCGTCAAGCTTCGCGAAGACGTACAGCGTTCCATTCCCTGGACTGCTGAGTCGCTGGAAGAGAGGGAGCTTCACCGAATAGGCGACGCTCTTCGTTGTTGCTGTAGTCAAGCCTGCAACCAGCGTCGCCTCTGTATCTGGAACCAGAATCACGTCCCCTTCTGCGTCCGAGGTGACACGGATTGTGACCTTCGTCGGCGTTCCCGCTGCGGTCAAGCGGATATGAATCCCCTCGACTATGCCTCGATAGTTCCGCGCTGTCTTCTGAAACGCGGGCAGAAATGATTGCAGGTCGTGAGCGTGGACGTCTGCAAGGTCGAAGGACGTTCCGAGGGTCTGTGCCCCTGTCACCGTGCTATCGTGCAGGAAGTGAGTAATCCTAGTGGGCATTGGGTATCCTCCTCTTTCGCGGACCGGATAGCTCTTTGTACCGCTATCGCGTCCGGTTGTCTATTCGATTGTTTCTCGGACGTCGCGAATCGCGCGACGTTGCGCCTCTGTTCCGCGCTCGACTCCTGGAACTCCGGTCGCCTCGAGGAAGACAGAGGCGGTCATTCCTCCGAGACTGTCGGGAATGAGCGGAGAAGTAAAGACATCCGCCTCCGCGCGCTGTTCGTCGGTCGGTTCCTTCTCCATCGCAGCGACCAGCGGAAGGAGGCGCTCGAGGCGGTCCGGCGTAATCGCTCGCGCGAGTCGGATTCGTTTAAGACCTTCCGCTCCAGGTCGAAGCGCGAGATAAATCGGGTCTCCGAACTCATCTCGACCGTCTAAGATATGCGGAATCCCCTCCGGCGGTTGTCGACTCCATCGACCAGGGAACGACGACTCCGCACCGGACGGAGGAGGGATTATCTCCGGCTGCATTCGCTCGAGGAATGTTTGCCACTCTCCCGAGCTGCGGTCTGGATCTTTCCGGTGTGCCCATAGGGCATAGGTCCAGAAAGTTTTTTCGTCGGATATGGGTTCCGTTTCTCCGAGCCGCTGCGATTCGTAAGGCTCGGAACCGTCGAAGGCTTCGTAGACATCGAAGACACCGTCTATCAATGGGTCATTAATGGAGCGCCTGATATCTCCGGCGGTCGTCTTGACGATAAACTCCGACTCCGCGAGGCGGTCGCCTGCTTTGTATAGGTCTCGCATTCGAGAGGCGAGAATATCCGCGCCTCGCAGAACTGCGAGAGGTCGTTCAATCAAAGACGCGACCGGGACTTCAGGACCATAGAAGGAGCCTTCGTCGCCGAAGTCCAGGAGACCGGCGGACTTCAGAAGCCTATCACCGTGTAGCTGATAGGGGTCCTGTGTCCGCTGTTTCTCCCGTGTCCCCTTCAGGATCGCAGTCGCGGCGCGAGGGTTGTCCTTCAGGAGTCCGATCGCCTCGCGCGTCAATCCATAGCGATTCGACACGGTCGCGAAGATCCGTCCGAGCTTGTCTCGGATTACGTCTGGAACGTCGTCATAATCAAGCAAGCTGCGACGCGCGACGTTCGCGGCTTCCTCCGGCGCGTCGCCTGCAATCAAGCGCGCCTCAAAGACACTTCGACGGAACCCCAGCTCGAGCGCCTCCGCGAACCGGAGGAAGAGTCCCCGGTCGAGCGGATTCAAATACTCCGCGACATAGTCGAAGCCCTTTCCTCGCGCTTGCTTCTTCGCATCGCGGAGAAGATCACCGGCAAGTGAACCGACTCGCTCCGTTTCAAGACGTGACAATCCGAGCGGATAGACCGCCGCGAGGTTGTCCAAGTCCGCAGAATCATAGACAATCCCGTCGACACTCTCCAGGCTATCGCCTCGAAGACGTCGTCCGAGGAGCTGCTTTGTCGCACGTTGCGCAAGTCGACCGGCTCCAGCTGCAGCGTTCGCGCCTCCGATGGTCGCAAGCGCGACCAAGGGCATCTCGACCAGTCGTCCGAGCTGGGTGGGAATATTGGGAATAATGAATCCATATTCAGCGCGCTGTATCCAGTTCCGTCGACCGGTTGACAGAAGAAACTCGACCAAGTCGCGAGCCATGCGCTGAACTTCTCCGCGTTGTCGGACCGGGACTTCCTCGAGCATGCGAACCAACTCCGTCCCTTCCTCCGCGAGCATGCGTTCCGCTCCTTCTGCGGCTCTGTCATACAGGCGATATCGAGGCGTGTTTCCGATTCGATATTCCGCTGGAACCTCGACAAGTCGAGCCTCTTCCGGGTTTAATGCGGCTTGTTTTGTCAAGGTGCGAAGCTGGTCGAGTCCCGATTCCGAAGCGTCGACAACCGCTCCAGGTCGTCCTCGAAGGCTCCGCATGGTGTCGAGGATAGCATCACCGGCAATCGTTCCGACTGTCGCTTCTTCGAGCGTCGTCGCGCTTGCGAGCATTTCTCGAAGCTTTTCATCTTGCGCGATGCTCTTTCGAAGACCTTCCTCGATCGACGTCCGCAGAAATGCGCGATGGAAGTCCGGCTCGAGGAGCGTTCCGCCTCGGACAGCACCGACTTCGGCCGCGAGGCGATCAATAGCGCGGACGGTTTGAACCGTTGGAAGGAGTGTATCCGCTTCTCTGTCGAACGGTCCGAGCTTCTTTTGTCTCATGAGCGGAAGGACGCGACGGACGGCGTCCTCTCCGTATAACTCTCCGAGGAGTCGTTCCCATAGCGCGACGACGTCCGTTTCTCCGGCTGCTCTCCAGTATCGCGCGAGAAGGTTGGAGAGCGCGGTGTCGACGGAGCCGGTGTCGCGCACCTCGCGGAACAGGTCGCGCGACGCTGTTCGAAGCGCCTCCTGTCCGCGTCGCTTCATTCGTTGCGCCGCTCGCGCTGTCGCGACGGTCTCCGTTCGAAGGACACCTCCGACCGCTGCAAGCCTTCGAAACGTCGGAGTCGCGAGGAGACCGGCGGTCGACAGGTTCGCGAGGAGGGAGCCTTCCGCAGTTCGAAGCGCGACCTGGGCAGCGGTTAAATCGCGAGACAGTCGAACGCTTTCTTTAATGCGTGGCTCGAGTCCGATTCGGACGGCGTCTTCAACCAGTGCAGCGACGCGAGGGTTCGACATGTCCCACTTCCGCGCGTTCTCCAGCTCGCGGCGCATGCTCTCGGAGAGGCGATCTTGATTCTTCGCCGCGAACTCGCGCGGAGACCGGCTTCCGAGAGTCTCTCGAAGCTTCGGAAGGGGGATTCCTGATTCCTTCGCTTGCATGCGAAGAGCGGAATCGATGCGAGTTCGGACCGGTTTCGGAAGCTGTTTCAGTCCATAGCGGAGACCTGCCTCCGCAGCGTCCGCAGCGACAGCCGCAGAGGCGGACCGTAGCGCGTCTGAAACCTCCTCAGACCTGGAGGACTCCGCAGCGCGCGCAAGGTCTCGAGCGACTTCGTCGGACGTTTTAAGGAAGACACCGCGTCGCGCGTTCTTCGCTTGTTCTCGCGCTGCTTCTTCATAGATGCGAGGAACCGCGACCGTTTCAGAGATCAAGACGTAATCGTCGGGAATGTTTCGGTCGAGCAAGCGCGCGAACCGCGCCTCCAGCGCTGCGGCTTCTTCCGCTGTGTCGGCAATGCCTCGAAGCGCTTGTCCGACGTCGCGCTTGATCGCGGAGACCGTCGCGGACGTCGGACGAATGGCATTCTTAACCATGTCCAGGTCGGTATCGAGTCCGATTCGGTCGAGGACTCGCAGCGCGACGCGACGGTTTATCCGAGCGTCTGAAGCTTTCCCCGGTGTCACCGCTGCGACATAGTCCGCAGCGACTCCGCGCGCCCCACTCGAGGGAGTCGACCGGCTCTTTAACGCATCCGCAATGATCGCGCTCCGGCTTCGTTGTCCGGCTTCGATCGCGCGCGCTCCGGCTCCGGTTGCATAGTCCGCGCCTGTCCGAGCCGCTGCGGACGCCGCTTCCGCTGCATTCGTCGACTCAATAAAAGCACGCGACAGCGGCTCCAGTCCTCCGGCTTTTATGAGTCGTCCGGCTCCGGCTGTCGCTTTTAAGGCGACGCCTGGACCAGCTGGAAGAAGGAGATCGGGAACCAGTCCCGCGAAGTATGCGAGATCAGGGTCTCCGAAGGTCGTCGCGTAATAGTCGCGGACCGCTGGAGTCGCTGCGAACTCATCTCCGATCGACCGACCGCGAGCGACGTTCCGAACGACGCGCTCGAGGTATCCCTCTCCAGTGACAGCGCGACCGGATGACGGGTCGAAGTATGTCGGCTCCGCTTGTCCGCGCTCGCGCCTGGTTGCGAATCCTGGAAGGGGGATCGTCAACAGACCGCCGGACGTCGCAACCGGCAAGACTTCAGGGATACCGAACTCCTCGCGAATCTTTCCGATCTGATAGGCGATATCGTCGGGATCGACGGGCATACCTTCGGAATCGACTTCATATCCGAGCGCGGAGAAGTATCCTTCCCCTGCAAGCGCGGAGATATATCCGAGCGTCGATCGAAGAGAGGCTCCGAGCGGAGATTCTACGATCCCCTCTCCCTGTTCCGGTCGTGTAAAGACCTCTCCGAGGAGGGAGCCGGGATTCCGCTCGAGGAAGGGGACCCGTTCGCCTGCATTGATCCGCCGGTCGACTTCCGCCTGTTGTCTCGCGAGCGCTCGTTCCGCCTCGCGAGCTTGCTCCTCGGACATGACCGGCTGTTGAGCGAACGCCTCGATAAACTCCTCTCCGAGCGTAGGGTCTCGACCTTCTCCAGCGGCTCCGCGTCGACCTGGATCGCGGTACGTTCGGAGGACTCCTTCTTCGACCATTTCAGGCGCGTAAGGGGTCGGATACTGTCGAGAGAAGTCCTCCGACTCTCCTCGCGCCTCCTCTGCGGCTTCGGACGTATCGTATGGACCCAATAAGGTTGGAGGGCGGACGCGATAAGAGACTTCGTCGGAGATAAACGACGGACGGAAGAACGGAAGGACGCCGGTGTCCGTTCGCGGTTCATCCAGTCGACCGGCTTCGAGGAACGCGCCGCGAGACCGTTCCGCTTCCTCGACCAGCTGTCGCTCTCGATCCGTCGTTCCGATTGGAATGCTAGCCGCTTGAACTCGACCGCGAGCGAGTTGTTCCGCCTCCGCGAGTTCGCGCGCTTGCTCTCGAATCTGTTTCTCGACCTGTCCAGGCGACGCGAAGGAGACCGGATCGACCTGCATTCGCGGAGCTGGTCCAGGCGCTTCGAACGCGCCGGAAGCCTTCAGAGTCCGATACCGCTCTGTGAGGAAGTCCGCAGCGTCCGTATCTCCGGCGTCGCGTAGGGCTCCGATTCGGTCGAGATATTCGCCTGGAGTCGCCATTCTTATTCTCCGAGCAGGCGTCGTTCATATTGTTGGTCTGTCTCACCTGGACGACGTGAAAAACCCTCGGTTTCTCTTTCGATTTTAATCGGTTCAAAGACCAGTTCAGGAGCTTCGTCGACCACGGGAGCCGGAGGAGGAGGAGGCGACAGAGCCGGACCGCCGGAGAGGACGGACTCGATACTCCGAAACGCTCGCGAACCTTGGACAGCGCGGCCGGTTCGTCGACCGTCGCGATAGACAATATAGTCCCCGGCTTCGGTCCGTTCGAACTCGAACGCGGGATTAGTGGGATCGGCAATCCGAACCGGAGCCGGAGCGACTGGAGCGATTGGAGCGACTGGAGCCGCGTCCGGTTGCACAGTCCGAGGCTCTCGAGGTCTCCGGCTGGTCGTCGGAATCGCGGAAGCAGGCGCGACACCGCGAGCTTCTCGAGAGGCGTCCTCCATCGACATTCCTCTTAATCGGTTCGCATAAAACCGCGACGCGAACTGGTCGGACGGAGGCGCGGTCTTCGCTTTCTCTTCCGCGTTGCGGAGGCGTTCTTCTTCTCCGCGTCGTTCATTCGCGCGAGCGCTCGCGGACGCTTTCGCGCTTTCCTGCTGTCGCCGCTGTGTCTCTTCGAGCTTGCGCTGTCGTTCGAGCTGGGAGGGATTATCCAGACCGCGCGTCGTCTGTTCTTTAAATGCAAGCGCGAAAGCGATTGCGTCGTCCAGTCTTTCCCCCTCCATGGTCTTTCCAAGCTTCTTTCGAAGCGTTTCAATATCGTAAGGCTTTCCGGCTCTGTCGAGCGCCTGGAGGAGGTCTCTCGCGAGGCGCTGGTCTTGGTCGACCGCCTCGAGCGCGGCTCCGGTATCGAGGACGCTTCGGACCATGTCGTCCGCTTTTATCAGGGACTCATAATATGGAGACTGTTGATATTGAACATATCGACCGTCGTTCCGCTCGAAGTCGAAGCCTCGCGCCTCCAGCTCGCGCCGGTATACTTCTCGCGCTGGATCGTCATACTGTGCACCGGGAGAAGACGCGCGGCGACTCTCCAGCTCCGCGAGGCGTTGTCGACTTGCGAGGACTTCTTCTTCGAAGTCTGCACGCTGGTCGTTCTGATACGCTTGTTTCTCGCGCGCTTCTTCGTATATGTCTCTCGCGAACTGGTCTTGGATTGCGGACGGGTCTCCCGTTGCTCGGACAATCTCGAGAGCGGCTTGGAAGGCTTCTTCCGCTGTCGCGAATTCGCTATCCTCGAGCGCTGTCGCGCGATTTGCGAGGTATTGCGACATTGCAGCATCTTCCGATATCTCCGCGCGTTCTTTCAACGCTGTCGCGGTAAGACGTCGAAGGTCTGCAATCTCTCGACCGGCATAGCCTCCGCGAATCGCAAGCGGAGCGGAGGACAACAGGACATCCATCGCAGCGGAGACCGCCTCCTGTTGTCGACCATCGACAGCGACGCGACCGCCTTTGTATGCTGCGGTCCGTTGGGAAATTTGTTCTTGCAGCTGTTGGAGTTCTCCCGCTGGTAAGATGCCGGTTGACGCTATTTTTGTGATAATTGCTGCGGCGCGCTGCGGTGTCGCTCTGTCTGCAAGCTCTTTCGCTACCCGAACCGTTTCCGCGCGACTTCCGGTTCCGAGCGCTGTGTTCAAGATTGCAAGTTCTTGCGCTGGAAGACTCTCCGCAGCGACGCGAGCCGCAACCGCTCCAGCTGCGCGCTGTCTTGCGGCGTCGTCGATAGCGTATTGACTGCGAAGCAGAGCCTTAACCTGTGACAGGTCAACCGGACGCGCTCGGAAGGTCTCTGTAAGCGCGGCTTTCGTCTGGTTCTCTGCGGTGATTAATGAGTCCAGATATGCAACGCGGTCCTGTTCCTCGCGGACGGTTGCGAGCAGGTCTTCATATCGAGCCGCAGCGGAGACCGCGCGAGCGTAGTTCTCGATATAGATCGGACGGCGTCCGGTGTAATTTGTCGAGGGCATATCGGAACGCCTCCGCGATTAGAATCTGTAAGGGGACGGAACCAGACCGCCGAAGGTCGCTCCGGTTTCGGGCATACCATATTGTTGGAAGAGCGATTCGGTATCGATCTGGGGGACTTGGGCTTCTGCTAATTGCGCCTGGAACTGTTGAGCCTGATAGCCTCCGGCAGCTTGCGAGACTCCGAGGAGACCGCCGGAGACAGCGTTCGTAATCCCTTGGATTCGAGCGGCGTCCGCTGCGGCTCTTTGTTGTCTTAATAGGTCAACCCGCGCGGTCTCCGCTGCGGCTTTTGCGGTGTCTGCTTCGACGATTGCGAGGTTTTCTTGTTGTGTCTGTCGTCGCGCTGCGGCTTGTTTCGCTTGCTCTCGGAGGAAAACGTCGCGACCGGAGACAGCACCGGACGCCGCTGCGGCTTCGAGTTCTTGCGCCTGAAGCTGTCGCTGTGTCCCGGATTGCGCTGCAAGAAAGCGCGCTCGGATTGCGCCCTCTTCCATTTCAGTCAGTCCGAGCGCTTCCTCTTTCTTGCGACGTTCAAGCTCTTCCAGCTCGAGTTCCATGTCTTCGTCGAAGAGCTTTCTCGCGGCTCTTGCTTCTCCGACTCCCTTCGCGATTCCAGCTCCGGCGGCTGTCGCTCCGGCAATGATGGCCGCTGTTGTCAATGCAGGCATGGAAGACCCTCTCTAGAGATAATAGACCTCGAGCGCGACGCCCCAATTCACAATTGCGGCTCGGTCGATCTGTGAATGGTATACCAAACCATAGGTATAGGTTCCTACTGGTTTAAATGCGGTCAAGGTTCCAGACCGCGAGGCGTATCCTCCGCTCATTGGGTACGTCTTAGACGATCCAATCGGATAAGTCTCTTGGAACCCGGACTGGAGGTTCTGCGCGGGTTGCACTCGGTTGGTAGAGACCAGGGAGGTATTCCCATCCAGAGGACCGATCCAGACCAGTCGATCCGCTGCGGTCGCTTGTCCGCCTCCGGTCGTGTAATCCGGTCCGATTTCTGCTTCATACCAGTAATGAAAGAGAACGATCGAGTTCGGTTGCAGTATCTCGACCTCAAACGAAGTACCAGAGAGGCGCTCGAACGTGGACGTCGCCGGTTTCCCGCCTCCGGTCGTGTACTTCGTCGCGAATGTCAAGCGCGCGGAGGCTCCTCCGCTCCATTGTCCGCCTTGATGACCTGATACCCCGTGCTGAACTCCTGTATATGGTTCATATCGTGGCGGCTGTATGTGGCGCGTCTGTATCCAGGTTGACGCTTCGAAGTCCCCGGCGACAATCCCGCTGTGTAGATAGACCCGCAACGCCTGGAAGTTCCCTTCCAGGTTCGCAGAGGTTAAAACTGTGCCGTTTGAAAAGGTCGTCGGTGGACTGAATGCCATATCTTAAGCCTCCAAACCGGAGAACGGCGTGGACAGGTGATTCTCTTTTTTATAATTAAAGGAATCACCTGTCCACAGCATTCGCAAGGGTCTAAGCATTTAACCGACCCTCTGCTTCACAACGTCGATCGATCCACCGGCATAAGACAACCGGCTCGAGGACGACCACGCGACGGAATGAATCAAGTGATTCGCGCCGGACGTTGTGTTGTGATTCGGAGACATGGGACCCGTAAACACAACGCGGAGACCGTAGATTGTCTGGGAGCCGGACGTCTTCGGATAATAAAAAGAGCCGGAAACGCCTCTCCATCCGACGCGCTCGGAAACCGGAGTCGACGGGATTAATCCATCGTCAGGAGCGGCGCGATCGATAAACGCCGGAACCACGCTGGTCGCCATAGTGTCCGCGAGCTGCGCTCCGTATGCGGAGCCGTCCCCGTATAAGTCGGTCCTGAAGTCGGACTGGTTCGGTACATCGACAAAGTTCGCGAGAGCGTTCGACGTGATGTCCCATTGTAGCCAGAAAGCCCAACACGCCGCATTCGTTCCGAGCGCTTGCGCAACGCCGGAACCTTTGTCGAAGACATAGAAGTCGACGGACGCGCCGGTCGTCCAGGGTCGAGAGCCTTCCCAATGGGGATAGACAGAGAGGTCCCAATAAACGCGAAGGACTTCTCCGGTCGCGACGGTTACTCCAGCGGCTCCGAGACTAATCGGAGTCGGACTTCCAGCGGCGTTCCCGACAATAAAGGGAGTCGCTGGAGGAGGCGCGGCGCTTACACCGGTCACGGTGACCACGCTCGAATGTTTCCAGTCATTCGCGCCGATAATCGCGCTGTTCTGATAGCTCGCAAGAAATCCGAAGGTCGACGCGCCTGGATTCTTGAACTGCGGAAGATCGAACGCCGCATCTCTTGTATTATAGGCGTTTAACGCGCCTGTTTGAGTGTAATCCGTAAAACGAGAGTTCAAGTCGGTTGCGTCGATATTGTCGCCGTCTGCGACGCGCGGTCGGTTGATCCTGGACATTATCGAAACCTTCCTATCGCGAAATATTTCTGTGAGTAGATATGACCTTGAACGACGTTCTTCCCTCCGAGATCCTCGATCGGATCATCCGAACCCGGCTCGATCAATCTCCATTGCAGTTCGACGGACAAGTCTCCAGAGGGAAACATACCGGAACCGAAGACGCGGAACGACTCATGATATGCCGGACCGCGTCGCTCTGCGAGGAGGACTCCAGAGACTAGAATCCGCAATCGCATATATCGAGGAGTTCCTGGATGAGTCTGCGAAACGCCGTCCGCCATGGGTCCAAAAACATACGCGTTTCCGCTCCATTCAATAAAGAGGTGTCCGCCTTTAAAGCCGGTCAAGGTGACCGACGACGTCGCGACGCCGGGCAACCATCCGCCGGTATAGGTTTGGTATGTCGCGGCTCTCCAGGCGCGCGGAAGGACGTCTGTATCCGCTGCGGAGGTCTGTTCTCCGGTTCCCCATTTCTCGACCACATAGACGCGATGAAGCGCATACGTTTCGAGCCGGGTTTCGTCGACGAAGTCCGCCGGAATCTGGTCTCTGTCGAGCGTGGTTATCGACGACTGTTGTGCGCGAAGTTCATCGTTCACCGCGCCAGGAGAAACTGTTCCGGCGCTGGTCGCGTCGCGCTTAGTCCATTTCTTCATGATCGAGGTCCTTGAACGACCATGGTTCCCTTAGTCGTGTATGTGTACTCATATCCGACGATGATTAGATCCTCTGTGGTCTCCAGCTCGAAGCAGAACCACGCCGCAGACATATGCGCGACAGAGAACCGCAGCGGGACAAGCCGCTCCTTTCGATAATCTGCAGAGCCGAGGACGACGCTGTCCAGTTCTGGAAGCGGAGTCGCGTCCGGCGGTTGCGCTGTGTATGTCCTCTCGGAGACCGGAGTAAGCTGGAAGTCTTTAAAGTGGCGCATGGTAACCAGCGGACCGCCGGTCGTGAGTAGCCACACGGTGACATATGAGACCTGTTTTTGAACCTGCGGATCGCCTGCGGACCACCACGCGGAGCGATATATCGACGTTGGAGGCGCGTTGTCTGTCATAACGTCGTCGACGATGCTCGATCCGAGCGCTCGTTTCTTGCTAATAATAAAGAGACCGCGCTCGGAGTCGCTTCCTCCTGCTTCATCTCCGACGTTATGTCCGAAGATCACTGTTCCATCGTAAAGGGTCGAGACCGCTCCGACTGGGAATCCGAGTCGGGTCGACCATGGCGACAGCTGGTCCGCTTGACCTAATCGGTCAATATGGAAGACCAGTCCGAGCGACGGTCGATCGCTTCCGTCCGCTGGGACATATAGCTGATACTCTCGAAGCTCTGCGGAGAAGGTCGCGACCGCTTTCGGGTGACAGTCCGGCGTGATTCGCTGGATTAGATCGTCTTGCGCGACTGTGAGGTTTACCAGATCGGAGACCGCGCCTCCTTCCAGTCCTCCAGTCGTTGCATAGATTCCGTCTTGACCGAGGAAAACGACTCCGAGTCCTGGAATCGTTTCGATGGAATGCGGCGCGCGACAGGTGACAGAGTTCGACAGGGTTGTCACTGTGAACCCGGCTGTGTAGCTTCCTCGAACGACGTCGATTCCGTTCTCTCGGAAGACCAGGAGATCCGTATAATGAGCATACAAAGCGGTGACCATTCCGCCTTGTGATGATAGCTCGATATAGCTCGCGGCGTCGAACTGCTCGATCAGACCAGCCGCAGAGAAGTACAGCGTTCGACCGTCTTCGATTCCTCCGTCCAGGAACAGACAGCCGCTATACAGCGCGGAGAACCGAGCCGCAGGCGCTGGAAGCGGACCGGTCGCAATATCGGGAGCCGGTTGTCCGAGCGCTGCGGTTGCGATTGCGTCGAAGAACTGGGACTCGACATTGTTTCGAATCACGTCCAGAAAATACAGCGTGGTATCTCCCTGTGAAACATAATCGTCGCTGTAATTTGTCGTCCTGTACAGCTTTCGAGCGACCGTTCCGTCCGGTCCGATTGGAATGTCCAAGAGACACGCATGTCTCCATCCAGCGCCGCCGTCCCCTCCAGCTCCGGTCTCTCCTGGAATGGACCAAGTCGCAGAGGACAGCGGAGAAGACGGTCCCTCGGAGCCGGTGTCGCTAATGAAGGCGACCGACCATCCAAAGATCGATGACTTGTCTCGATCTGTCCCGGATACATTGTTCGCGAGTCCAAGTCCCCATTGACCGCCGGACGGGATCGCGGCTGTATCTTTCGGACACCACAGAGTTACCGCGCCTCCTCCGGCTTGCGGATCATAAAAGATTCCGGCTCCGCTTGAGCGAGGCATCGGGACGACCTTATACGGGTCAACCGGAGCCGGAAGACCATCGAATCCGAACGGACGCGCGAATCCAGTCGGAATAACGAAGGCGGACTGTGGAGCTGGCCATGGATAGACCAGGATCGGACGGTCGACGCCGTTGGTTACAACAGTGCCATAAGGCGTATCCGTGAACCAGGACCCGGCGGACGTTGCAGTCGGAACGCTGCGACCGGTGCGAATCGTCCGCAGGGATACCAGACCGCCGGAATCGTACAGAAGATGAAGGTTCCCCTTCTCCTCGAACAGGATCGACTGTCGAGCGCCTGAAGCGAGATTCTGAGCGGCGTGGACAGCGTACACCGGACCGCAGTTCGTAAAGGGAGACCAAGTCGAAGACCCTGTCTTGAACTGTTCATATCCGATGCGTGTCGACCATCCGCCGGTCGCTTTGTCGACCGTTAGATTTTGACAGACGTTCGCGTCTTGCGGATTCTGCGGAAGTCTGGTCGCAACGCCTCCGGCTAACGGAGTCTGATAAGTGTCTTGAATCATGAGAAGGTCAACGGTCCGAAGGGATTCCGCATAAATCGATATCCGGCGGTCGGATTGCCCTTGATTATCCGTCGCGGAACCTGTCCGAGGAAGCGAGCTTCCATTCCTCGATAAAGAAGGTCCTTCTTCCGAGCATAGACAGCGGACAAAGCGGCGTTATCGACCTTTAACGTTAGCTGTTCAAGCGCTGCATATGCGAGAATTTGAGCATATGACGCCGGGATTAGCGGCGCGTCTTGGTCTTCCTGCATTCGGACAGGGTTAATCAAGGTGCGTACATTGACGATTTGATCCGCAGCTGGATGCGGATAAAGCTGGATCGTCCGATATGCGCTCGACTGATTCCAGCGGTATCGAATGCTAACCGACTGGAACGCCTGTCCAGACAGGTATGACAGCGCGAGATTCGGTTTTAGTGTCACGCCTCCAGTCGGAGCGACGGTGTCGACTCCAAGCGCGACGCCTGCTTCCGCGTCCGCATTCCGAACGCGAACCGGCGCAAGAATGTTCGCCTGTTCACAGGTGAAATAATAGCGACGATAAAACCCGGTCCGCGACGGGATTGTCTCCGGTGTGAAGTGGAGTGTTTGAGTATCGGAGAGGGAGAAGGAGGAGACCTTCGAGAAAGCGCTCTCGAAACCGCTGGAGACATCCAGAGGATACGTCGGAAAGTTCTGCGCGTTCGGATTCCTGACGTTGACCATGTATACTTCGATGGTCCGAACACCCTGTCCAGCTGCGGCGCTCTGGACAGAGACACCTCTCGCGGTTTGAGGACCGGCGACGCGGAATCCGTCGCTCGGAAGATATGCCTCGATCGTTCCGAGGAGTTCAGGGTCGAGGTTCGCGTCTTCGCGTTCCCATTTCGATAAAAACAGAGCTTTTGCTGGTGTTCCGACGTGAGGGTCCGAAACATTCAAGACGTTCATTGAGTCCGAAGGGAGCGCGATGTCCCTTCGCTGGATCTTCGCAGAGACCGCACCGGTAGATCCGGCATAGGGGCGCTCGAAGTGTGCTGTGGTTCCGTTCTGGACCCATGCGATCTTGTGTCGATGAAGGGTCCCGGTCGCGTTGTCGGTAAACTCGACCAGCGCGCCGGAAAGCTCGGACCCCGGTCTAATGGTCGAAGCCGATACTGGAAACGTCCCTGTGAATTGCGCCGCGCCTGCGGTGACTGTGATTGTCTGGGCTGGAATGTCTGTCCAGACCTGGAGGCGTCTGTCGCGTCCTCCGAAGTCCCAGTGCCTATCAGTGAGAAGGCGGGACTGTGCATCGTTCAAGAGGCTAACGAGCTGCGAACGATAGACCGTGTTGGAAGGATCATAGTCGAGGAGGTTTCCGACAAAGTCGAGGAGGTCTCCGAGGTTCATCGCGTAGCCTCTTAAGGAAAGAAACCCGGCTCGGACAGAGAGGCGACCGAACCGGGCAAGGGTCGAACGAATGTCAACCGCGAAGGTTTAGAACCGCTTGATCACCATAACAGGCGCGTAATTTGCGGTGTCCGCGTCCAGAGCATAGCCGCAAACAGCGCCGGACGTTGTTCCGGGAACTTCGATCGCAGCTTGTCCGGCGGTCCCAATGGGACCGACCAGGGAGCTTCCGGCGACTGTAGCGGCGGAAACATAAGCGGAAGCGCAATAGCCTGCGACGACCACGCGAACCTGTTCTCCAGCGGCTGCAGCTGCAAGCGCGACACCGATCACTCCAGGGTTCCCCTTGGTCGCAACCGCTCCGGCTTCGATAGCGTACAGCATTTCATCACCGGAAGCCTTCGAGAGGTCGGGCTGAACCCAGTCACCGGCCGCGATAGCGCCTCCGGCCAGAAAGGTCTCGACCTGACGACGGTTCATCGTTTCGGAAGTCTGTCCAGCGTTCAAGAACTGAATGAGCGTAGAAGTAGCCATGATTCTTATGCCTCCGCGTCAAGAAGGACGCCGTGTGATGCAAGGTGACCGGTGACGAGCTGCATGCGACAGAAGACCTGTGCGGCTTCGGTTGCGGTACCTGGAACAGGTTGCATTTCTGACACGTTGAAGAAGCCGTCTGTGTCCGCGTAAAGCTGGAATTGGTCGCTGCTCAAAGCATAAGCAGAAACCGGCTTCGCGGGCGCTGCGGCTGTAAAGCCGAGGTTGGGCTCTACATAAATACGAGCGCCGCGCCATGATCCGACCATGTCCGAGTCCAGGCTCTTCCGGTCGCTGTCGCTGGTATAGCGAACGAAGCTCTGTTGCAAAGCCTGGAACGCTGCGAAGCAGTTCGGAGACATCAGAAGGATGTCAGGAAACGCACCGCTGGGGTTGCGGATCTGGCACTGGATGAACAGTTCGTCCAAGTGAGACAGCGACAGCGTTCCGCCGGAGTCCTTGAAGTTATTGAACCAGTTCTGAGCGCGATAGGTGACCTTGGAAAGGCCACCGACAACGTTCTGTTGTGTGCCGGTAGCGATACCCTCGAGCCAACCTGTGGAAGGCGCGGCGGTCATGCCGTTAAGAGTCTGGAACGAAGTAAGCACAGTCGAGTTTCCTCGAATCACCTGTTTGCTGACTTCCTTCTTCAGTCCGAGCATCACGTTCCGCATCTTGCTTTCCAAGATGTTAACAACGGCCAAATCGCCCTTGTTAGCTGCCTTTTCGACGGCGTTAAGGATAATGGGCTGAGTGAAGTTACTGAACTCGAACTTCGCAGACTGGAACGGGTCGGTGACGGCCATGGAGACCGGCTCGAAGCCGCTCGAAAGCTGGGTGATCGAGGAATGCTCGCCAAAAATCACCGGCTGTTCGACGCGGAGACCGCCGGAGACCTTGATCAGGTTACCAGCGCCTTCAATCGCGCGGAACAGGGGATGAGACAGGAAACTATTGTCGACCAGCTTGTCCCGCAAGAGCTGGAGCGTGGTCGAGATTACAGACTGTGGTGCCATGATAGCGCCTCTTGATTGGATGTTAGTCTTGCTCGAGGTGCTCTGTCCAGAGTCTCATAAGTTCAGGCGCTCCGAAGGAGGTAGCCTGTATTTTTGAGATATACCGCAGAGCTATGGACAAGTCTATCGATATCCTATGGACAGTTAGTTCCGGTGCATCTGTTGAGCGATTGCGAGGATATCCGCAGCGCTCATCTTTTTAAGGTCTCCCGCTTTCGGTTTCGACACGCGACCGCCTTTTCTCGGAGCGGCTGTCCCTCGGAGCGCTGCTTCTTTCCTGGCGCGCTTAGTCGCGGAGGACGCCTCGCGCTCCTTCCTGGCGGCTATCCTCGCGGCTTTCCCCTTCGCAGCATAGTAAGCGGTCTCCAGGTCGAGGGAGCCGTTCTTCTCGAGGAGGTGCTGGACTTCTCCTCGGAGGTCTGTATCCGACTGGAAATCTGGATGTTCCGCGAGAAATCGTTGGTAACTGTCCTCCGCTTGCATGGTTTGATATTCCGCCTCCATGGGTTCGAGGACCTCGCGAAGTCGACGGTTTACTTCCGCTTCGATCCGAGCGGTTACGGACTCTTCGTTGAACGGGTCATACTCTGGAACCGTTTCGGGGTCTCTTAGGGATTGTTTCCCCTTTAAAAGCGCCTCGCGCTCGCGGAGGAAGTCCCGTTTTTGTTCCGCGAGCTGCTGTGTCTTCTGTGTGTAGTCCTTCCGCATTTCTCGCATAAGGTTCCCGATATCAGGAGGAACCCGGCGGATAGCATCGTCCCATGAAAGACCCTTTGTCGGAGCGACTTCGGTCTCCGATGCTTCCTCGACTGCTTCGACGACCGGCTCCGGTGCTGCGGCTTCTTCCGGTGCTGCGGCTTCTTCCGCGTGGATGGTTTCAACTTCTGCGAGAATGGTTTCCGCGACGGATTGGTGGTTCGGGGTGTTCATTAAGAATCCCTTTTGTTAGGTTATGAGCTTTATTATCTGTCCATTCTTGCGATACCATGACGGCCGAAAGCCGGGTCCCTGGATGAACTCGACCGGGTTTCCGAAGAGCTTTAGTCCCAGCTCGAGAACAGAGACATTCGAGATCCGCGAAACGATGAAGGTTCGCCATCCTGGAAGACCTCCGGTCGCTGTCGCGGACTGCGGATCGACGTAGAGATGGAGGTACCGCGTTCCATTCTTTCCGATCCATAGAGCATGAGGGTTTCCGACTCGCAACCCGCGCGCGCCTGGAGTCCCCGGCGGTTGCCACTTGTCAACATAGAAGAAGGAGACCGGTTGTCGACGGTCGATCGCCTCGAGGAGGTTTCCTTCCGCGCCTCCGGCATAGCTTCGATAATAAGCCTGCCCGCGCGTCTTCGGAATAACCGTCTTGGGACGGTTGAAACCGAATGTCTGAAGAAGACGCTTCCGAAGCGATATGAATCCCATCTTATCGACTCATGCGCGACGCGAAGTCGAAGACCTCTTCCTCGACTTCGACGCCTTCAGGAGAGGTTCGAACCTCGAGGTCGACTTCCGCGATCGGCTGATCCAGAAACGCCTCGAACTCTTTATCCTTCGCGAGCCGGAGAAGATGCGCCGCGATTGCGGTTAGTTCGCTGTCTCCGCGAATCTCCTCGAGGTCAACGGGAAGCGGCTGTCCGTAGTCGTCCGCAGCGACCGCGATCATCATGAGAAAACGAGCGAGGTCGTTATCAAGCCGCGCCTGTGGTTCGTTGTACTCCTCCGCTTCGACTTGGATACCCATAACCAGCGCGACAGCTTCGACCGCCTTCGCAAGCTGGTTCAACGTCTTGACGTTGTACGGACTGTCAGGAGGCGGAATCAAGTCTCCGACTTCCTCCGCGATCATTGCGTCTTGATCTTCTGCAAGCTCTCGCAGTTCGCGAGGCATATCGGAAGGGGATTCATAGCTAACCGGCATTGGGGACCTCTACTTCGTTGGGAAAGGGGATCGCTTCTTCGACTATTGTTTCCGCCTCTGCGGTGACCAGGAACGACTCTGGAAGCTGATAGGCGCGGACAATCTCCGCGAGAACTTCCGCCGGAGGCGTTCCGAGCTGGACCAGGAGAGGCGCGAGGCGCTCGAGGCTGTTTTGCTTCGCGAGTTCGGACATGGGAGTCGTTCCAGCGTCGACAGCCCAGTAAGTAAAGTCACCTGTCAGGTCGTCCGCGCTTAAGATGGTCGGTCCGACTGGATTCGGAAGCGACAACGCCTCCGCTTCATCTCCGAGGACTACAGAAAGCATGATATTATAGGTCTGGGCTACTTTCTGGATCATACCGTCGCGAGTCCGAGCCATGCGACCGATCTCCGACGAC